CAAGAACAAAAGTGTCGGTTATGAAAAACCACATCAATGGTCTTGGTTTTGAAGACGGAAGAATTATTGTGACCCCACACGGATTCCTACCTGGTAAAGATACTGCAGAAGAAAAGGCTTCAATAGAAAAGTATAAAAAAGAATATGCAGACTATTGGAAGGATATAATTGGAGTTGATGGTGACTTTGATTTGAAAACAGAAAAAGAAGAGGTAGAGTAAGAACAACTTAACAATTAGAAAGTGTCAAAGACATTATTAGTAGACGGAAATAATTTATTGAAAATTGGATTTCACGGTGTTAGAGAATTTTATCACAATGGAAAACATGTCGGTGGTGTTTGGCATTTTCTAAATACTCTTCGTAAGTTCTTAGAAGAACACAACTATGATAAGGTTGTGGTATTTTGGGATTCAAAAACCTCATCCTCACAAAGAAGATTGATTTACCCAAAATATAAACTGAATCGGAAACCTTCCGAATCGGAACAAAAAGAAGAATCTTTTTCAGAGCAAAAACAGAGGGTTAGACAATACCTTGAGGAGATGTTTGTAAGACAACTGGAGACAGAACACGCAGAAGCTGATGACTTAATTGCCTACTACTGTCAAGTGTCCTTAGATGAAGACAAAACGATATTCTCAAGTGATAGAGATTTAACCCAACTTATCTCTGAAAAAGTTTCCATCTATTCACCATCCACAAAACAATATTATAAGTTTGGGGATAAAATCAAACTACACGATATTGAGATTCCCCACTATAATGTTAAGACCGTAAAGATTCTCACTGGTGATAGTTCCGACAATATTGACGGGATCTTTTATCTCGGTGAGAAGACTTTGGTTAAATTATTCCCCGAGATACTTGAAGAGTTAGTACAAATACCCTATATTTTGAGTAGAAGTACTAATTTACTCAAGGAAGAAAAGGGTAACATTGCACTTCAGAATCTTTTAAGTGGTAAAACTAAAGAAGGTATTTTTGGTGATGAATTCTATGTCATCAATCAAAAACTTGTAGATTTAGATGAACCACTTTTGAGTGAAGGGGACAAAGAATTAGTAAAACTATATTACTCAGAGTCTATGGATCCAGACGGAAGAGGACATAGAAACTTAATTCGAATGATGATGGAGGACGGTTTTTTCAAATACTTGCCAAAGGGTGACGACGCTTGGGTAAGTTTTTTGAAACCATTCCTCAAGTTAACAAGAAAAGAAAAAACAAAATTTAGAAACAAAAAAAACTAAAAAAAAGAATGAAAGAGCAGGATATAACAAAAGTAGAATTTTTGTTAATGTGTAATGACAACATCGTTGTCCAAAGATTTTTCAATGTTAGAGGATATAACAAAAATACCTCTAAATCTGAAGAATTTTACCATCATATTGAGAGTCTATGTAATGAGTTAAAGTATGATCTAAAAATGAGATCGGTTGTTTACCTACTAGATAATCAATATGATATTTTAGAAAACCCAGATCTTCTAAATACATCAATTACTGATGGACCTGAAAATTTTAATCTAATTATTAAGGTCGGAGATATGACAATTTGTCACAGGCAGTTTGACGCAAAACCATACCCACCAAAGGTCAGATACACCGTAGACCTACGCCCAAAGTTAAAAGCTATCATGGCGGAGTTGACTGACATTTTTTCAGGTCAAAAATTTAATTATTTTTATCCGGACTTTATTAAAAACTAGTACTATTTATCTTTACTAACAAGAGAAAAAATATATGGCGACTGGTAAAAATTTTGAATATTTAGGGAACACATTTCAATTACAATTATTAAATCAAATTATTGTAGACAAAGATTTTTCACACTCTATTCTTGATGTAATCGAGAACAATTATTTTGAAAATAAATATTTCAAAATAATTATGCAAATGGTTAAAGAGTACTATTTAAAGTACGATCACACACCATCATTTGAAACACTTGAACAAGTTACAAAATCTGAGTTACAACAAGCTACAGCATCAAAAATTGTATTAGATACGATTAAAAAAATTAAAGATGCACCTATTGACGGAGTACTTTTTGTACAAGAAAAGGCTTTGAAGTTTTGTAAACAACAAGAACTACAAAAGGTGATGGGAAAAGCACAAAAAATCATCGATGGTGGTGAGTTTGAAAACTACGATACCCTTGAAGAAATGGTGAAAACCGCACTTCAAGTTGGAGCTAAAGATACCTCAATGTTGGATGTATTTTCTAACCTCGACCAAGTACTCGAGGATGATTACAGACATCCAATTCCTATGGGAATACCGGGTATTGATAGATTGTTAAAAGGAGGTTTGGCAAAAGGAGAAATTGGTGTTATCTTAGCACCTACAGGTGTGGGAAAATCTACAGTTTTAACCAAGATCTCAAACCACGCATTTAACTTAGGGTTTAATGTTCTACAAATATTTTTTGAAGACAACCCAAAGGTTATACAAAGAAAACACTTCACACTGTGGACTAAGGTTCATCCTGACGATTTGTCAGAGAAAAAAGAAGAAGTTATGAGGAGAGTTATCGAAATTGAGGAGTCGATGCCTAACAAGTTGATTTTGAAAAAACTACCTTCAGATACTATGACTATGTTACAAATTAAAAACCAAATTAGAAAAATGGTTTCAGATGGGATCAAAGTCGATATGATTGTTTTAGATTACATCGATTGTATTGTACCTGACAAAAATTTGGGAGATGAGTGGAAGAGTGAGGGATCGGTGATGAGAGCTTTCGAAGCTATGTGTCACGAAATGAATATTGTTGGTTGGACCGCAACACAAGGTAACCGATCTTCAATATCCTCAGAAGTGGTAACAACAGATCAAATGGGTGGATCAATTAAAAAGGCTCAGGTGGGACATGTTATTATATCTGTGGCAAAAACATTACAACAAAAAGAGTTGAAATTGGCCACAATTGCAATCACAAAGTCTCGTATCGGTGATGATGGTGTTGTGTTTGAAAACTGTAAGTTTGATAATGCAATGATTGAAATAGATACTGAAAGCTCAATGACTTTCTTAGGTCTTGAGGAACAAAAAGAAGAAAGGCAAAGACAAAGAGTTCGTGAACTTCTTGAGAAAAGAAAGCAGAAGGAAACTCAAACAAATTAATAATAATTAAATTTTAAAGAAAATGGAAAAAATACTAGTTGAAAATCCTGGTCGGTTCGTCATCTTCCCTATTGAACACAATGATATATGGGAATTTTACAAACAACACCAAGCAGCGTTTTGGACAGCAGAAGAGGTGGATTTAACTAATGACATCAGAGATTGGGAAAAACTCACAGAAAATGAGCAATATTTTGTAAAGAATGTATTATCTTTCTTTGCGGCGTCGGATGGAATTGTTAATGAAAACTTGGCGGAAAACTTCTACCGAGAAGTCCAATACCCTGAAGCTAAGTTCTTCTACGGATTTCAGTTAGCAATGGAGAATATCCACTCACTTATGTATTCTCTACTTATTGACACATACATCAGTAACCCTAAAGAGAAAGACGAATGTTTCAACGCAATTGACAGATTACCTGCAGTACAGAAGAAAGCTAAATGGGCTTTAGATTGGATTGAAAAGGCTTCATTTGCTGAAAGATTAGTTGCTTTTGCGGCAGTAGAGGGTATTTTCTTTTCAGGATCCTTCTGTTCAATTTTTTGGTTAAAGTCAAGAGGAATTATGCAAGGTTTATGTAATGCAAATTCACTCATTTTCAAAGATGAAAACTTACACTGTGATTTCGCAATCCATTTATTAAACAATCACTTGGAGGACAAACCATCTGAGAAAAGAATCAAACAAATTCTGTTATCAGCACTGGAGATTGAAAAAGAATTCATTACCGAATCACTTCCAGTTTCACTTATTGGTATGAACTCTAATCTTATGAAGCAATATCTTGAATTTGTTGTTGACGGATTACTTGTAAAAATGGGATGTAATAAAGAGTTCAATGTTGAACAACCATTCAAGTTTATGGAGCAAATTGCAGTTGAAACAAAAGGTAACTTTTTTGAATCAAGAACTATGGAATATCAAAAGGCCAAGTTAAACGAAACTATAACATTCACAGACGATTTTTAAATTCTATAATATGTCATTAAAAATAATTAAAAGAGGTGGTGAGATTGTACCTTTCAACCCACAAAAAATATACAACCGAGTTAAAAGAGCATCCAAAGGGTTAAATGTTAACTCAGATGAAATATTCATTAAGGTAATTACATCTGTACCAACTGAAGGTGAAGTAACAACAAAAGAATTAGATAAGTTGGTTTATGAGATTGCGGCTTCATATACAGGAAGTCATCACGATTACTCAAGACTTGCATCTTCAGTAGCCATTTCATCTTACCATAAAGAGACCAACGATAGTTTTTCTCAAACTATGATGGAACTTTATAATGATGGTATTATTAATGAAAAGTTAATTGAGACAATCAAAGAATATGGTGAAGATACTATTGATGCGGCAATCAACCATGAAAATGATTACAACTTTGATTACTTCGCTTGGAGATCATTACAAGAAATGTACTTGTTAAAAAAACCAAACGGTAAAGTAATTGAAAGACCGCAACATATGTATATGAGAGTTGCATTATGGGTTACAACAAACATCGCAGATGCCCTTGAATACTACCAATCACTTTCCAATCAACTAATTTCTAAAGCAACTCCTATCATGATTAACTCGGGAACTAAAGTTCCTCAGTTGGCATCATGTGTACTTCACTATAACGACGCTGATTCAAGAAAAGGTTTGTTAGATACACTGACAGATATATCAACATTCTCATCAGACGCCGCAGGTA